AGTTGGACCTGTTCAGCAGCATCATCCCTGAGCAGATACTGAAACACGTTCCGCTGCAAAGCATCGCACCCGAGCAGGTTTATGCCGCAGCAGTGGCACAGCCGTTTCAGGGACGATTGCTGAAAGAGTGGGGCCAGAAGCTTGAAGCCGACCGGCTGGACAAAATCACCAACGCTGTGCGCTCCGGTTTCCTCCAGGGCGAAACGGTAGAGCAGATTGTCCGGCGCGTTGCCGGCACGCCGAAACTCAACCGTGAAGATGGTGTGATTAACGCCTCCAGGCGCGACCTGGCTATAGTGACCCGCACCGCAGTAAATCATATGGCCGCCACGGCGCGCCAGGAGTTCGCTCAGACCAACAGCGATATCGTGAAGGCCAAGCAGTGGTCTTCCACCCTGGATACGCATACCAGCCAGTGGTGCATCATCCGCGACCGCAAACTCTACACGGTCGACGGCAAGCCGCTGGGGCATGTGGTCCCGTACCTGCGCGGCCCCGGTAAAATCCACTTCTGCTGCCGCTCCGGCGAAATCCTGATTACCAAATCGTGGGAAGAATTGCAGATAGCCTCTGGCGAGCTTAGCAAAGCTACGCGCGCATCAATGGACGGGCAGGTACCAGCGCATACCAGTTACGCCGAGTGGCTTGTCCGGCAGCCGTACGCACGGCAGGAGCAGGTACTGGGCGTTACCAGGGCCATGATGCTGCGTGACGGCAAAATCACGGTGCCGGAGATGTTCAACGATGCCGGGGAGTTCCTTACCCTGGACGAACTGCGCCGCGTGGATGCGTCGGCGTTTGAATAACACAACCCTATCAATATCAGGCTGCCTTCGGGTGGCCTTTTTTATGCCTGCCGCTGAGCGGATGCGACGCGGTGACCGGGTCGGATGACCTATTACCAATGGCCGGAAGGCTGGAGCAAAACAATGAAACTCAAACTTGATGCTAACGGCAATGTGGTCGTTGAAAACGGTATGCCTGTGTACGTCCATGACGACGGCAAAGAATTCCCGTTCGACGCAGCCGCAGCGATGACCAAAATCACCTCCCTGAACGGCGAGGCCAAAACCCACCGAGAAGCGAAGGAGCAGGCGGAGGCCGGTCTCGCTAAATTCGCTGGCATCACTGACCCGACCAAGGCGCTCGAAGCCCTGGAGATGATGACCAAAATCGACCAGAAGAAGCTGATCGACGCTGGCGCTGTTGACCAGGTTAAGGCCGAGATCACCAAAGTATTCCAGCAGCAGCTGGACGAAGCGAACGGCAAAACCAAGCAACTAGAAACCCAGCTCTACGACGAGATGATCGGCGGCCGCTTCGGTGGTTCAAAGTTCATCTCCGAGAAAATGGCGATCCCGGCAGAGTTCGTGCGTTCGCACTTCGGCCAGAACTTCAAAATCGAAGATGGCAAGGTCGTTGCCTACGACGGCCAGGGCAACAAGGTGTTCTCCCGAACCAAGCCCGGCGAACTGGCTGGCTTCGATGAAGCGCTGGAATCTCTGGTCGAGTTGCATCCGCAGAAAGACTACATCCTCAAAGCGTCCGGCAACAGCGGCGGTGGCTCCCACCAGTCGCAGCATCAGGCCGGGCAAAAAACCATGAAACGCGGTGCGTTTGATTCCCTAGATAACGCTGGCAAGCAGGCAGCGCTGAAAGACGGCGTCAGCATCGTTGATTAAATCGAAAGGAGCCATAAATGGCAGGCAATACCCTTACTGGTCTGATCCCGACCATCTATACCGCGCTGGACGTAGTGTCCCGAGAGCAAACAGGTTTCATTCCTGCTGTAGCGCGTGACGCGAAAGCGGATGCTGCTGCAAAAGACCAGACCGTGCGTGCGCCAGTCGCACCCGCGGCCACCACTGAAGACATTGTCCCAGGGCCGTCAGCGCCTAATACCGGCGACCAGAATATCAGTGGTGTGGACGTCAAAATCACCAAATCCAAAATGGCCCCGGTGAAATGGAATGGCGAAGAGCAGCTGGCGCTCGGCCCGGCCGGGACTTACAACACCATCCTGGCTGATCAGTTCAAACAGGCGTTCCGCGCGCTGGCGAACGAAGTGGATGCTGACCTCGCTGCACTATACCTCAACTCATCTCGCGCGGTTGGCACGCCGAAGGATACTCCGTTTAGCATCAAAGATGACCTGTCCGATGCAGCGCTGGCCCGCCAGATTCTGACCGATAACGGCGCACCAACTACGGATATGCGCATGGTACTGGGCGGCGAAGCGATGGCGTCCATCCGCGGCAAACAATCCGTGCTGTTTAAGGCGAACGAAGCTGGTACTGACCAGTTGCTGCGCGAAGGTGTCATCGGTCGCATCATGGGCTTTAACCTCCATGAGTCCTTCAGCATTAAGCGCACCGCGAAAAGTTCTGCGGCTGGCTATAAGGTTAACGGCGCCAAGAAAGAGGGCGACATCATTGTTGCTATCTCTGCTGGCACTGGTGGTATTGCTGCTGGCACAGCAGTGAAATTCGATGGCGATGACAACCAGTATCTGGTTGTGGCGGCCACTTCTTCAAGCATCACCATCAGCTCGCCAGGCCTTCGTGAGGATCTTGCAGACCAGGCCGCTGTCACCGTGTTGAGCGAATTCACGCCAAACATGGCGTTTGACCGCGGGGCATTCCTCCTCGCCAGCCGTACCCCGGCGATGCCAGAAGGTGGCGATACTGCTGATGACGTCATGAACGTGACCGATCCGGGCTCCGGTATCACCTTCCAGGTAGCGCTGTACCGTCAGTATCGTCAGGTGCGTTACGAGGTCGGTCTGGCATGGGGTGTAGCTGCTGTGGCACCTCGTCACTCCGCGATCATCATGGGTTAACCACTGGGGCTTCGGCCCCTTTGTTTTCAGGAGGCCCAATGGCCGGATTAACCAAAGAGCAGCGCGCGCAGCGTGAGGCTGAAAAGCTCGCAGCGCAGAACGGCGCTGAACAAACTCCTGCTCAGCAGGGCCAGCAGCAGGGCCAGCAGCAGGGCCAGCAGCAGGGCCAGCAGCAGGGCCAGCAGCAGGGCCAGCAGCAGGGCCAGCAGCAGGGCCAGCAGCAGGGCCAGCCAGGCATTGAATTGATTGTCATGGTGCGCGATACCCCAGAGTTCCCCGGCGGTCCGCTGAGCGCTGAGGTTCACCCTGACGAGGTGGATAACTGGCTGGCGCTGGACTGGCGTCTGGAGGAGTAACCATGCTGGTTGCCGATCCCAATTCGCCTGATTTCAACAGCTACGCCAGCGTTGTCGACCTGCGCGCGTTCGCAATGGGGCGCGGATATACCGTTCCTGCCGATGATGGCGAATGCGGTCAGATGCTGGTGCAGGCTATGGATTATCTGGAAGGGAAGGTCTGGCGGGGCCAGCGCTCCAGCACATCGCAGCCGCTATCGTGGCCGCGTACCGGTGTGCGTTTCGATGGCGTTGATCTTCCGGATAACAGCATCCCACAGCGCCTGGTTGACGCGCAATGCCGCCTGGCTATCGAATCGCAGGAGATTGACCTAACGCCTTCGGTTGCTGGTGGCGGGGCTGTGGTCATGGAACGCGTTGAGGGTGCTGTCACTGTCCAGTACGAATCGGGCACGAACAAGGCGTCACCCTCGTTCCCATGGTTCTATTCCTCGCTACGCGGGCTGGTGGTGGGTGGCAATCAGATCCGCATCGAAAGGGGGTGATATGGCAATAGACTACCGCCGCATGCGCGCGACAGCAACCCGACTGCTGACCGAGAACGGAAAGGCCTACCAGCTTACCCGCGGCGGCGGCACCGTCCGTGACCAGTTCGGGAAAGAAGTCACCACCCCGGCCATTACCGCGACCGTAACCGGTGTTATCACCGAATACTTCTCCCGCGAAATTGATGGCTCTCTGATCACCACCGGCGATAAGAAGCTGGCGGCCACATTCGAAACGGAAGTGCGCATCGATGACCGCATCGAAATCGACGGCAAAAAGTGGCGCGTGGTGCAGCCGAACCCGGTTAAGCCTGCCGATATGCTGATCTCCTACAACATCCAGTTGAGGGCGTAACTATGGCCGGAACAGTTAATCAGCCGTTCCTGGCTGCCATTCAGTTGTTCGTGGATAGCTCAAAGCAGGAGATGGACGAGGTGGTGCGCCGTACGGGCATTAAAATCTTGGGGCGCCTGGTCGAAATGTCCCCGGTGTGCCAACCGGATATCTGGCAGGTCAACCAGACTGCGGCGGCGTACAACACTGCAGTGCGGGAGCATAACGCAGCCCTGCGTGATGATCCTGCCAACCTGACCAAAGCAGGACGACTTAAGCGCGGCCTGCGCGTCAACGACTCGATGGACATCAAAAAGCCTGATGGCTATGTCGGTGGGCGGTTCAAAAACAACTGGTATGTGGGCTTTGATAGCCAGCCGACCCAATCCAACGATACACCGGACGCTTCCGGCCAGGGTTCCAACTCCCGCGGCCTGGCAGTGCTCGAGGTGTTCAGAGTAGGACAGGTCAGCTCGATTTTCTTCACCAACAACCTGCCCTATGCACAGGCGCTGGAGAACGGGCACTCCGGTCAGGCCCCCGGTGGCATGGTGGGCATCACCGCGCTGGATGCCGCGCAGCTGTTCCGTGAGGCAATGAGCGAGGTGCGCAATGGCCAGTGACCAGTCAATGCGGATCGCTGACCTGCTGGAAGGTCGTATCGCGGTTATCTGCTCCTCGCTCGGGCTGCCAGTGGCCTGGCCTAACATCGCGTTCACTCCCCCGGATAATGCGCCTTACGGGCGTGTTTATGTTCTGCCGGCACAAACCGTGGGGCAGGACCTGGAAGGCCAGTTGCGTACGTACCAGGGCATTCTGCAGCTCAACATCATCGCTCCTGCAGGCAGCGGCGTGACCCTGGCCCGAGGGCTGGCAAAGTCTGTTGCCGATGCCTTCCCCGAAGGCCTGCCGCTGGTGGCTGGTGACCTGACCGTATACATCAACGGCCCGCCGCAGGTGCGCACGCCGATACAGGATCGCCCGACATCTGCACCAAACGGCAGTAACGGCTCCA